TGCACACACTTAAAAAGGTAAACCGCTATCGGGCAAGTCTTGTAAGTTTTGTTTAGGATATTCCGCTTCCGCTTCTGCTTGGTAAGGTTCTGAAAACTTCAAGCTAAAGTATTGCTTACCGTTCTTTGATTCGTTTAACCATACTGCTACGTCTTTGGCTTTGCCGTCTATCATTGCTTTGCCTTTGTAATCCGGGTGTTGTTCCGTCTTTTTGTAGTCGTTCTTAAAAATTGCACCTGTGTTGTCTTTCTGTTCCATCTTACTTTATTGTTTTACTTAAAATGTATGCGCTTAACGTCTTTCGTGTGCGCCTTGCTTTCAATTCTAAAAGCTTCTTTTCTTCGTCTGTTACTCTTAATGTAATGACTTTACTTTTTCGTGTTTTCATTGATTAGTGTTTGGTAATATTCACGACATTCTTTAACTCTGTCGTAGATTGCTTTTACTACGTCTTTGTCATATCTTACTTCAAACGTTTTGATTCGTCTTTCTGCAGGTATGTTGTCGAAGTTGTGCTGCGCTTCAACGTGGTTACGCAGTTCTTCGTTTTCGTCTATTAAGTTCTCTTTCCAATGCGCACGTCTTACTTCGTCTTCTAGCATAAGCGTAGGTGTGTTTACTAAGCAGTAACATAAGTAAGCTTTGCGTTTTTGGGTAAGTGCCATATAACCTTGCAACTGAAAAAAATAATCACGATTAGGTATGTCTTCAGCAAAGAATGGAAACGTTGTAGCATCCCAACTAGATTTAACGTCTAAGATTATGTCCGTGTTTACATCGGGTGTACCTGTAAGAAAGTCATTAGTAAAGTGTTCTTCGTTCTTGTACATAAAGCCCAAGTCTAAAACGCTTTCGCATAGCTTTATTCCATCGTCTTCTACTTGTTTACCTTTGTCTGTGTACCTACTGCTAAACTCTTTACGTTTGCCGTACATTTCTTCTACTGCAAGTTCTTGTAAGTATGTCTTGCAAGTCTTACTTAACGTTTCTGTTTTACTTCTACTGTTAGTCATTATCTTACCAATAGAAGAACATCTAATTTTTAACATAACTCTAAAGCTTTAGATTGTGAAGTAGTTAGTGCAAACTTGTCTGTAAGTTTGTCTTTCGTAATTTTGCCGTCTTGTACTGCTTTTAACGCATCTTTAAAACGTTCTTTAGATAGCTTGTCTTTCTTAACTACAGGTACTTGTTCTCCTGCTGCATCCGTGTCTTTGTCTGTGACTAAGCCAAGACTGCTTGAAATACAGTAACGACGAAAATAACTCACGCCACTACCAAAACTTTGATAGTCATTCATATTTTTTAAACTTACTTGTGGTATAAGTGTGTTTGATTCTAACGTTTCACCGCTTTCAATGTGAAAGATAATAGTGTTTAAGTAGTTATCTTCTTCGTGTGTGTTAATTAGTTGTGTGAATCCTAGACCGTGTTTGTTTAGTAGTGGATTAATCTTGTCGAAGATTGTCGGCAAGTCTGCATACGAATAGCCATAACCTTTTGTGCCTTTGAATATTGGCTTTACTTCTTGCTGAAAAGCTGCAAGTGCTTTAAATAAATGTTTCATAGTGTATTTAATTAAGTGTAAAAAAAGGCGCATTGCTGCGCCTGTTGGTTTTTTATTGTTATTAGTTGAACATATTCTCTATTTCTTTAACCCTTCCTACAACATTTTCTAGTGCTTCCAAAATCTCTCTAGCTTGGTTTTTTTCCTGTTGCCTCTCTAGCATATCGTCTTTACGATTACTGTAGCTTTCTTTAAATATACAAGTCAACTTGTTAACTAGCTTTGTCTGCTTTAGTATCTGCTTTTCTAAATCTTTTGAACTAATCATTGTGTGTTTTTTAAGTGTGTTAATTAATTTGTATACACAAATATACTACTTTGTTTTGTATACACAACTATAAAATGCAATTATTTTAACATTTTTTTTATATTCCAATGTTTAGCTAAGACACTTAATGCTTCACCTATTGATAATTGAAATTTTGGGTTTCTCCATTTACCATCATAATAAAATTCAGTTAGTTCACATTCATTTAAAACAATAGTTTCCGTATTATTACAT